GCCGACCGCGCCGTTCGGGCCGGAAAACACGCCGGTCGAAGAAGAGGTTCCGCTTACTTCCAGCGCGTTCGCGGCTAGGCCACCTTCGGTGATTGAGCCCACCACATCGCCGAAGCGGTTATAAAAATGCTTCTCTTGTGGGACATCGGCCGTCGCATCCGCAATCGCGGTGACGATGGTGCCCGACGTAAAGGCCGAGCAACGGTAGCGGTAATACTTTGCGCTGCCTGCGCCGCTCGGCGACTCCACGAGGACCGTGCCCGAGTCGGTTGTGGTCGAAGTGTCGACCTGTTTCCAGTTATCCGAGCCGTTATCCGACTCTTCGAGGACGACGGTACCGACGAAGGTGCCCGACACGTCGTAGGTGAATTTATCCCCGTGTCTGACTCGCAGGTAATCCGACCCGGCCCCGGTGGCGGTGAATGATTTCGATACCGTTGCAGCGTGCAGCGCCGTAGTGAAAAGCATCGCCAGCGCGATGACGGTGAGTCTTAATTTCATTATGTTCTCCTTCAAGCTACCCCCGCCACCTGTCCCGCCTGCGCCTGTCGCAGGAGATCGGTGAGCGCATTGTCTTTCGTCGTATCGATACTGCCCAAATCTTTCGCCATCGCGGCTTGCTCGCGGCCCTGCTCGACTTCGACCGCTTGTCGCTCTTGCGCGACACGAGCGCCGCGCATCTTCTCGACGTCATCATCCGCTCTCACAATGCCGGGCGGCACCGAGAGGACATCGCCATGCACGTCAATGAGCTGATCCATGTCGACCTTGTCGAAGATGGCGGGGTTCTCGGTCTGCGCTGCCAAGTTCGTCACGAACGTGGTGAAGCGCTCAAGGCTGCCCAAGCTCACAAGCTTCTGCGCCTGCGCCATGACGGAGATGTATTCCACTTTGAGGTCCATCCCCTTCAGCTCTTCGGGCGGGGGCGGGAGCATGCCTTGCCGCTCCATCATGATGAAAGTGTTGTCGATGAGAGGATCGAGTAACTCTTGGTTCAATTGTTCGAGCACGGGGCCGAGGGCCAAGAGCTTCTCCTCGTGCCGCTCTTCAATCTCACGCGCCGTGATGTTACTGCGCTGCGAGTTCGCCATCATGAGGAAGAGGTCCGCGAAGCAACCTTGCTTAATGCGCTCTTGATGGTCCTGCAGGAAGATGAGGAACTCCTGCATCCGAGGGTTGACCTCGTGCACGGGCTTAAACTTTGCGGAGACATCGGCGTCGGTGACGTAGGTCGTGTCACCCGGGATGAGTGACGTCTTCGCCGCCCGAAGGTCGGTGTGCGCCACCATGGGCGGGTTAATCATCTTCTCGATGGCCTGCATCGCGCGCTTCTGCATGAGCTGCAAAGCTTTGACGTCGCCTAAGACCACCATGCCCGGGCAATTCGTGCCGTAGACGTCTTCGCCGGTCACTTCCCAGCGGGGCACGAGGACCGGGAAGTAATCGAAGCCCGCTTCGCGGAGCATCTTCTCTTCGACATCGGAGCCCGAGTAGTTCGCGCTGCCAGAGCACGAGCCGCGCTCGTAGTAGCAGGAGGAGAACTTCTTGTTGCCCTTCGCTTTCGAGCCGGGCCGGTAATCCATGTTGGGCTGAATAATGTGGCAAATATCGACCCACGCATCGTATTGGTGGTTCATCCACAGGTTCTTGACCGTCGTGGAGATGTTCGACCAATCGTAGCCGTCGGGGGTGGGCTTACCGAACATTTCAAGGACTTGCCTAACGGTGAGGCGAAACGCGCGTTGGAAGACTTGCACTCGGCCATTCGCGCCGTTGGCGATGCAGTAGGAGCCCACGGGGTAGAGGCTGAATCGGATGACGTTGTCGAAATCCTCTTCCATCCCAATCGCGGCCGTGCCGAAACAACCTAAGTCGCCGTAAGCCGCGTGCAGCGTGTTGTACAGGTTCGAGCGCAGGAAGACGGTGTTCATCCGCTTCGTCACGTCGTCGAGCCACATCTTCACCGCACCGAATTCCGCCATCTTCGGATCGGGAGTCGTGAGCCGAAACCAGGGCCGGGCGGGCGAGGTGATGCCGCCCATCATGCCGGACTGCAATGTGCGCATCGCGAAGGTGCCGGTGGAGTCGATAATCTTTTGGTTCTTCTTATCGCCCTTATTCACGTCGGTGACGTTGAAGTGGGGGCGGCGAGGGAGGAGAAAGTCGGCGAGGTCGCGCCAGTGCGAGACGAAAGAGGTGCGCTCAGTTTCGAGTTGGCTGCGAAGTAGCTCGTACCGCTGCCGTTTGGTGAGCTTCTCTTGCATAATTATGCACCAAGCAAGGTACGTTGATTGCCTTGGGCTCCACCGAGGAGACCAAGCGGCGAGGTCATGATCGTGCCGCCGTAGGTTTGCTTCTTGTTCGGGTCGGCCTGGGAGGCGCGCGAGGCTTGTGCTTTTGCCCCTGCCGTGGCACGTGCTTTTTCGTCAGCTTTCTTTTTGTTCTGCGCCGCAAGTAGGGCGTCGGCGTCTTCCTTCGCTTTGCGGTCGGCTTCTGCCTTGGCGGCCTCTTGCGCGTCACGGGCTGCGACGTTTGCTTTTCTCGCGTCGTTGAGTGCGCCAATCGGATTGAAGAGGGCTCCCACTAGACACACTCCATGACGAAGTTGCGCTCGGCGAGGCGGTAGCCCCGTCTCGTCATTGCTTCGTCTTTAATATTGGTTTTGGGCGGCATGCCGAAGCAGATCCACCCGGCACGCTCTTTACCGATTCGGGTGAAGGCGTCGAGCAGAAGCTTGCCCGCACGGGAGTTACGAGAAGAGGGTTCGACCCACAAGAGCGACTCTTGCAGTACGCGAAGCGAGGGATCGTAGGGGTGGGCGTAGAAGATGCCCGCCACGCCGCCGACGAGCTCTTTCGCACGAGTCGCGACAAGAACGACGTGCTCTTGAATCAGCTCGCGTAAGAAGTTGGTCGTAAATTCCTCGTCTTGAAAGAAGGGTCGCTTTGTCCCGTATGCGTCTGAGAAGTGAGTCTTCAGACGTGAAACAAGCCAGGGGAGATCGCTCTCACTGGCTCGTCTAACTTCGGTCTTCAAGTTTTTAGTTTGGGTGGAGTCAGGATTTTTGGGGAGACGAGGATATTCCTGACCCCGCTAAACTCCGCTCATCGGATCGTACTCGGTGAGGGTTTTGGAGTAGCTCTGAGGGAAGAGGATGGGCTCTGACGCGCGGGCGGGCATCTCGGGCACGGAGAAGGTAAGTGCGAGAGCGTCGGCGGCATCGGGTGAGAATTGCAGGCGCTTCTTGATTTGGTCCTTCTCTTCGAGACGGAACTTGCCGCCTTGGAAGGAATAGGTGGGGGTGGTTAGCTCTCTTACGAGTGACGGGTCATTGGGAAGTATTCCGCCGCGCTTCACCCACTCGGCCATCATGAACCAAATCTCTGCGCGCTTATTGAAGTAACGAGGATCAATCGGAGAGGAGGAGAAGTTGACCGCTCTCGGTTGGTGGCCCGCCTGGAAGAGTGAGTCAATAACACCCGCGCCCCAGCCCCCGGTATCGTCGATAAATTCGAGTTCTGATTTGTGGAATAGCTTCTCGTGGCTCACGCGAGCCGCTATTTCGTGGGAGCGTGAGTTACGCATCTCGATTGGCTTCATGGCCCACAAGCCTTTGCGCGGGAAGATGATGGTGCGGTCGTCACCGAAGCGAGCGACGTCAACGCCGAGCCGCATTTGGGAGTGGGCGAACTCCGACTCGCGGGAGGTGCGCTTCATCGCGTTCTCGACATCGGCGACACCAAGTAGCGTGTTCAACCCACCGGGCGGGAACTCTCCCAGGATCGTCGCCATGACCCACGGGTTGTTGCGGCCGTGGAGCTTAATTTGCTCGGCGGCGTGGTCCTTATCGACGCGAGGCGTGCGCTTCGGGTCATCGGGGTCTGCCGTAATCGTGATGAGAACCCACTGCCCTCTAACCACGGTGGCGATGTAATAAAGAAGTCCTGAGAGGGAAGTGGGGTTGCCAGCGGTAGCGATGAGCGCGTCGAGCGGGGCTCCGGTGAAGATCTGCTCGGCCTTCTGCCCGACCGTGATGGGCATGTCGCCCGACTCGTCGAGGAGCACGAAGGGGAACGCGCAGTGCAATCCTGAGAGCGCACGGCCAATCGCTTGCGCGTCGGCGTCTTTGGCGTAAGAACGCGCCGAGAGAAACCACGTCTTCTCGAACCCTTTAGCGAAGATGCGCTCTTGGTTCCACACGAAGGCTTCTTGCAGGAAGGGTGAACGCAGTTGGAGCTTACCGAACTCGGACCACAGGTTGTCGCGCAAGTTGTCGCGGCCCTCGCCCGAGATAGCGGCGCCCTTGGGGTGTTCATTCTTCTCGGCGAAGCAGGTGAGTCGATGCCAGCCCGCGACGGCGAGAACGAGAGACTTCCCGGGGCCGGTGCACGCCTTCATGGCGAGGCGTCTACGGGGCTGGTATTGCGTTCCGCCCAAGACCGCGAGCGCATCCTTCTGCCACTCGTCTAAATTGATTTGCAGGCACTCGCGAGCGAAGAGCGTGGGGTCATGGCGCCAGTCGCGGATTTTTCGCGAGGCCGGGTTCATTCTTCGTCGCGGTAGGCGTTTGAATCAACGATGAGTTGTTCAATGGTGAACGTGCCCGTGTGCTCCACCTTGTCGGTGAACATCTTGAGGTAGCGGCCGAGCGCTTCCAGGGCTTTCGTTTTCTCGGCGAGCTTGAACTTCTTTGTGTAGCCATCGAGCGCGCCGGTCTGCCGGTCGATAATCTCCTCGATGTCGATGCCGTTCATCGCAAGTCGAAGCTCTTTCGGTATTTCGTGAATGGGTTTTAGTTTGCCGTGCTCATCGAACGCGTCACCGATGTCCGCGTTAGCGATGCGCAGAAAGCCCTTCACCACATCGGCGATCTCAACGAGCGCTTTCTCGGTGCCTTTCTTCTGTAATTCCAATATACGCGCCGCAATGATCGCATTAGATCGCAGACGCGATGCGCATCCCCGGGTTGTTTCTTCTTTCGTGTTGGGTTTGTACCCGGCTTCGAGGTACGCCTCATAAGCGGGCATTCCCTTGGCAACATTCTGCGCGAAGAGTTCCTGGCGGGAGTTCTTCAATTCACCCACGCGCATCCCTCACAATCATCAGGAGGAGTACAGCCGCGAGCATGACGACGGAGACTTGCTCAGCGGTCATCAAAGACCTCATCCAAATCTCGTATTACGTCGTCTAGGTCACGCGGCTGGGGGGCGCCTGACTCTCGACGATTAAAGTCATCCCATGTGCGCTTCTGCCTGCCCTTAGTCGCACAGGAGAGCGAGCAGTAGCCCGGCTCCGGCATCTCTCTGTCGCAGGTGAGGCAGCGCTCGATCAAGTGATGATCCCCTTGAAGAAGTCACTCTTCGCGGCCTGGACCTCGCTACTCATCTTCATGGCGGTGGCGATCATCGTGATGGCGTAACTCAGCGCGGGGGTTTCTTTCTCCCCGAGATTGAACCGCTTCTTCAGCTTCTCGAAGCTGGGCTCCATCGTGGTTTTTACGCTGCCGTTTTCCATGTCGCGAATTTTGATAATGAATTCGGCCATCATCTCCCCCAGATAAGATCGTCCGACGTAAGCTCGATGCCGCGCTTCTCGGCTTCTTCGAGAAGAAGGCGCTGCACTTCGCCTGACGGGATATCGCCGTTGGTGCCCTTGCTTGCGCGAGAGGCGCGCCATTTTGAAACGGATTGAGGGGCACGCTTAACGACTCTTGCGGTCGCGCGTACCCCTCCAAACAATTGGATCACCAACTCGGCGGGACTCGTGTGTGTCTTTTGATTCAGATTATTTTGTAAGGTTTATACTGTCACTCTGACGGATCAGGGCGCTCCCCGCTAGAGGAGGAATTTCCTGACTCAACTATTTCTTCGCCCACCTACCGCACCAATCGACGAGAGGGTCGACGGCGGCACGAACGGTGACGTAAACATGGCCAGGGCTCCCCGGAGCGGTGACGGGCGGCGGTGACTGCTCTCGACACACGCCCGTCGTCGGGGTTTTCGCCTCGTACCACTTGCAGGTTTCGCAGTAGTTGATCTTGTCGGGCATAAAACGAGCATGATCTCCCCTCACGAAGTTGGCAACGGATGAGTGCGACTCAGCTTCGGCTCTTTCTCCCCCGTCACCCAAAGCGTAAAACCGTCACCGTCGGTTTCGTAATCAATCTCCCAAACCTTCCCGCACTTCGGACACTTGCCTTCGCTTGGCAAGAACTCGTCGCCGACGATTAGCTCTTCGGAGTCGTCGGGGCAATCGAGACTCACTTCTTCCCCTTCTTTCCATGTTTCTCCACCTGCTCGACCATCCACAAATGAACCGCCGCGCTCATGGTGATCCCTTCCTTCTCGCACAAATCCTTGAAGGCCATATAGACCTTCTTATCCAAATAGAAGCCGACCTTGTACGGCTCTTCTATGCGGGTCTTGCGGTACTGCTCCGCTAAGTCTTTGAGATCTTCTCCCATTGTTGCCCTCCCGTGATGTGGTGCGTAGACAGTCTTGACACTTTACTCACCTTTAGGATACACGACTCCGAATGGATGAAAAGCGCGAAATTAAGCACGAAATCATTCCGCGTGATGAGGCGCACTGGCACGAGCTTAGGAGCAAAGTCCTAACCAGTACCGATATCGCGGCCCTCTTCGGGGCAAGTCCTTACTTAACGGAGTTCGAGCTTTTCCACCGCAAGCGCTCCCAGTCCATTGTTATCAATGAGCCCACCGAGCTAATGAAGTGGGGCACACGTCTCCAAAACGCCATCGCCCAAGGCGCCTGTGAAGACATGGGTGTAGAGGGGCGTCCGATGAAAGAGTTTATCTTTCTTCCCCGGGAGCGCATCGGCGCCAGTTTCGACTGGGCAATTGACCCCGACGAACTCCTCGAAGTGAAGAATGTTTTTGGTCCGGCCTTTAAAGACCGTTGGCTTATCAACGATGACGGCACCATTGAAGCCCCTGAATGGATAGAGCTTCAGATCCAGGTCCAACTTTTCGTTAGTGGGCGTAAACGCGCCCATATTTCAGCCCTCGTAAACGGAAACCAACTCGTCATCACACCAAGAGAACCGCAACAAGACGTCATCAACGAAATCCGTGAGCGGGTCGCTAATTTCTGGAAGCGGGTGGAGGCTAACGATCCGCCCGCTCCAGACTTTCAACGAGATTGTGATTTTATTTCACGCCTCTACCGCGTCGAGCCGGGAAAGGTAATCGAGGCCGATTGTGGGCTTAGGGCACTGGCCTCTCTTTATGAGAGCGCGCGACTAAGGAAGAAAGAAGCCGAGGATGACATGAGCGCAATCAAAGCCAACATCCTCACGAAGATCGGTGGCGCAGAGAAGGTTTTGGACGAGGAATTCACGTTGTCGGCGGGGATGGTGAAGGGCGGCGAACGCCACTTTACCGTTGAGCCCTACCGGGGATTTCGGATTAACTGGAAAAAGGGGGGGTAATGGCCGATTCAAAAATGCTCAAGCCGGTTGATGAGGTGCGGCTCTCGCTTACCGCAATGGGGCCTGAGTTCGCAAAGGCGTTGCCGCCGCACGTAACCGTGGACAAGTTTATCCGCGTGGCGATGACGGCGGTACAGAACAACCCGAAGCTTCTTTCGTGTAATCGGCAAAGCTTCTACTCCGCCATTACGAAGTGCGCCCAAGACGGTCTACTGCCCGACGGGCGCGAGGCGGCGCTTGTCCCCTACGGTAATGACGTGGGCTACATTGCAATGGTCGCGGGCATCATGAAGAAGGCCCGTAACTCCGGCGAAATCGGGGCGTGGAGTGTTCAGGTGGTTAAGGAGCAGGACCACTTTGAAATCGTTTTAGGAGACGAGGAAAGAGTGCTCCACCGCCCGGCCTTAAAAGAGCGTGGCAAGGTCATTGGGGCCTATTCGATTGTGACCCTCAAAGACGGGGAGCGAACGCGGGAGTGGATGAACGTAGAAGAGATTGAGGAAATCAGAAAGCGCAGCCGGGCCAGTGGCTCCGGCCCGTGGGTCACGGACTATGACGAAATGTGCAAGAAGACCGTGGTTAGAAGACACGCCAAGAGACTCCCCATGTCGACCGACGTTGTGGAGTTCTTACGGCGCGATGATGACGTCATCGACATTGGCGTAAATCACCCGCCTGAGCCCGCGCCGAAAAGAGCGCGCACTTCAAGGCTGAAACAGCTCATCGAGAAAAAGGAAGAGCCCGAGGAGGTGCCGCCTGATTTCGATGACGGGCACAAGGCAGACACGGCTTACGCACAGGAGATGGATAAATAAATGGGGGGGGCATGGAAGTTGAGGAAACAAAGCAAATGATGGTCATTCCTTTAAATAGAATAGTTCAAAAGGAGAACTCGCGCGGCGACTACCGGGACGCGGACATTGAGGAACTCATGGTGTCTATGCGCCAGCACAGCATGCTTCAACCCATCGGGGTTAGGCCTGGGCCAGCTAAGGGCGAGTATGAGGTTGTTTACGGCAACCGTCGTGTGCAGGCCGCGAAAAAGCTGGGCTGGACCAAGATTGATGCGCTCGTCGTTGGAAGCTCCGGGACCAAAGAAAGCGACATCGACTTTCTCATCAAGAACGCAACGGAGAACATGCAGAGGAAAGACCCGTCGTTCCCCGAGCAAGGGCGGCTCTTTCAATCGCTCATTCGTAAGGGGCTTAACTCCAAAGAGATTGCCGCGCGCATTGGCGTGCCTATAACCCGTGTGAACGCCATTCTCGAAGCTTACGATGAGGTGCCCAAGTGGCTGAAGGATAAGATCACTCTAGGCGACGTTGGCCCAAAAACCACGAGTGATAAAATTTCGCTTAAGAACACTACGGCGGTGCTCAACGCCACCAAATCACAGGCGCTTCCCGATGGAACGCGCGACAAACTTTTTAAGCTCGCAATGAAGCCCGGGGTGGGGGCAAACCAAATTAGGCAAACCGCCAACCTCGTCGCGCGTGGAATTTCCTTCACGGAAGCATCTAAGTACATCGGTTCGGTGAAAGTGGTGAGCGTCAACTTTCTCATGACGGAAAAGGCGATCTCTGTCGTCGAACGGCAGACGGGCAAGAACATCCGCGAGGCAATTCACGATATCGTCGCGAAGAGCAAAGCAATCCCGCTGGCGAAGGTTGTTTTAAAGAAGTCGTCACCCCGATGAGCTACCTTGAAGTCATCTTATACGTTGTTTTGATCATCGCCTTCGCACGGGCGGCCGTGATTTTTACGACGGAGTGAAACTCGTTGTGCGAACTAACGAGAGGGCGGCGGGGCAGGTGGTCTCCGCCATTGTCACCGCCGCCCGTTTTATCGACGAATTGCGGATTACGATTTTGTAATGTTGAAACGTTTATCGACGACACATTTCTTTATCCGAGAAAGGTTAAAGGGAATTTTTTAAAGTTCTGAATGTGATGGGCCGAATAACGGTGAGTAACCACGAGGCGGCCCGATGCATAAAGAAATCTTGTCCGGCAGGGAAAACTAGTGGGGTACCGGGTAGTTAAACGCTACAACCGGCCCGATGGTTCTCTCGTTTGGCGGATTATCCACGAGAGCTATCCCAATAACCGACGAGTCACGAGAAACCTGTCTCGCGAGGAGTGGCCGCGTGCAGGCTTCTCCCCCACCATGTCGTTTGAGCAAGCAAAGCTCCAAGCGAAACAACTCTCCGCTATCGCGTGGAGGGATTACCAGACCCGGCGCCGCGTGCGCAAAGAAGAGGAGTGGCAACGAGAGGAAGAATGCTTCAGCCCGCTACTACCTATCGACCTCACCAAAAAATTTATTGAGAAGGTTCTCCTCGGGCAAGTGTGCTGGGGCGAGAAGTCCGCTCATTACCGGCAGTTACTCATTTACTGGCGGACTGCCCGGCGAATCATCCGCGAGGTCAATCTCCCGCCCCAGGAGTGGAGCGAGTCCCCGACGTCGATTTACGCCTACTTTAAGCGCAGGCAATGGTCACTCTCCTACGCGCAGAAGGTGATTCGAGTCATGAACTTGTGGGGCAAGTTCTACTGTAAAAGTGTGAAGCAATACTTCGAGCTCCTGGCTAAACCTCACGGCGAGTCATCGGCCAAAATCCACGAAGCCTACTTCGAGAAGCGGCCCGAGGGCTTGGTCTCGGCGCCGATTACGTGGAGGCAATTAAAGCGGGCAAAGCTCAATATGCGGCCCGGGGAATGGAACTGGCTCTTTCTCACCTTGTGGTTTGGGCTTAGGCCGAGCGAATTGAAAAAGCTCACGTTCAAGATAGAGCGCTACAAGGGCCACGACGTCTTGGCCGTGTATCAACACAAGCTCGTGCGTCTTCCGCCCGATCAACGCTGGAAGTTCATCCCAATCCTTTTCAAGGAGCAAGAGCGCGGCGTGAAGATGCTTGAGCGCAGGGCCTTCCGCGAGCCTTCGATCTCAACGATTCAAAAGTACGTGAACCCCAAGGCGACGAAGCGCGGGGGAAGAAAGGGCTTTGTCGCCCACATGTGGGAGGTGGGCAAGAAGCCCAAGATCCTCGCGACCCGGTGGCTCGGGCACAAGAACGTAAGGACGACGGATAACCACTACACGCAAGGGCTGCAACAAGCCTGTGAATTTCGAGCTTGACTCCTGGTGTTAGGGTATCCGTGGCGGTATATGTTCGCGCTCTTCTTTTTTCTCACCCGGACCTGAAGAAGTTTCTTTAGCGCGCAAGAACTCCCAGGTGTGTTTTCCGCCGTAGATGAACAACGGCAGTCCGGCCACGATAAAAAGGAACCCCCAGACAAAGCCACCGCCGCAGCTTGATGGCGCGTCGGCCGCTTGCCCAAAATTCATGTAAGCCGCCGCGAGACAGGCGGTGCCGAGCGAGAAGAAGACGCCCTTTAGGGCGAAGTCCATGAACTTGTCCATGTGGATCTTATCGGCGGGAGTGGAGGAATTTTGTAGTTTCCTCTTGTCTCGACCATTCTTTCTTGACGGAAACTACAAGCCCTGCCAAGAGTTGAATCTTCGAGACATTAACCCCGTTCACCCTCCTGCGAAGAGAGTGAGCGAGGCGAGGAAACTACAACATGCCTCCACACATAAAGTTTTTTCTTCTGCCGCGCAATCCCAAATTGTATTGGAACCGAGCGGGTTTAATAGCTGGGGAGGGAGCCGTAGGTAACTCTCTTGTCCGATGGGACATTCTACCCCGTACCAAATGGGGGTTGCATGCCTAGTGCCCGACCCCTTACCGTCGATAGATCGCAGCTCATCCACGAGATTGAGTCTCTTATTCTTTTCGCTCAGGCCGCGCCGGGCGACACCGCCTTTACTGCGGCTCGAAGCATTTTACTTTTTCTTGAAGCAAGCCACCTCATTGACTTCACCCTAGTTGACCCCGGGGAGGAGTGCGATGAGGTGGCGACTTAAACAATTTGAGCCGCGTGCCCCCCTGATTCGGTGGCAAAGAGGCGCGGTTCAAAGGCGGCGGGACTTACTCCGGTTGGTCCCGCCGCCGTCACGGATTGGGAGGGTTAATGATTGAAATGGGGATGAGGTTGTGGCGCGACAAGAGCGGGAAGCTCCAAACAAAATTCACGCCCTCGCCCCCGGAGCTGCGGGCGATGCGCAGGCCGGGGATGACGCTAGAGGTGCGGCTTTTGAACGACGTCTTGGATTTCTTGGAGCGGCTCACCGCGACCGAGGTGAAGGATTACACGCAAACGGAGAGCGGGATCGTGGTCCCGAAGGACAAATCGGTTCACGTCGCCGACCGGCGCGACGCGGCCGGTAAGTTTATCGTGGACCAAGTAACGGCGCCGAAGGGGCGGCAGTAGGGGCGGGCATGGGTTACTTTCAAAACGGATACATCAAGCTTTACCGCAAGGCGGTCTTTGGGGATATCGGCAAGAGCGGTAACTGCCTCTTGCTTTGGGTCCACCTTCTCGCGCGGGCCAACCGCTTTCCCTCAACTGCGCGACTGGACGGTAAGCCCGTCGATCTTCCTGCGGGCAGCGTACTTGTTGGATTGCGCCAACTTTCGGTCGACGCACATGTTTCCTATTCTAGCTTGAGGCGTCACTTAAAATACCTCCAAGAACGGCACACTATTTCGCTCACGAGCGGCTCAGAAGGAACAATCATAACTATCCGCAATTGGAAGAAATATAACGACGAGGAAGAAGAGGGTGGCTCACGAGCGAACGCGCGTAATGAATCACGAGCGGCTCAGGAGCGGCTCACCACCGGCTCACCACCGGTACCCCTAATGGAGAATATAAGAATAGAAGAAGAGAGCGACCCCTCAAAAATTTTTGGGGCTATCCCGGCTCTTTGCGGCGTTATCGGTGAAGAGCTTTTGAAAGATGTTTCGCACCAAGGTCAATTCACTTGGGTGGATCGGTTCGGGGTTGGGCTAATGCGCCGCGAGCTACCGAAGGCGCTTTCTTACTGGGAGACGCACAGTACGCGGCGGTGGAAGGGGAACCCCGGCAATTTCCTACGAAACTGGTTCGAGAACGCCGAAAAATTTGAGGCCAAAGAAAAGAAAGCGGAGCCGGTTAGGCGGCATTACACTTTCAAGGAGCCCCAATGATCCCGCAAGAATGGCACGAGGAAAAGGTTTCCCGACACCTGCTCGCCGCAGCTCTCATCAAGTTTGGAATTCCCTACCTCGACGACGCGCTCATCGGCATCCTCCCGAACGATCTCATCGTCGTTGGAGCCCGTACCGGACGGGGCAAGACGGAGCTTGCCACCACGATTGCGTACACGGCTTCGAGCCAGCATAGGCGCGTGCTCTTCTTCGCGCTTGAAGCGGACCAATGGGAAATTCAACGCCGCATGAAGTACCGGAAATTAGCGCAGTTCTTTCAGGCGCACTACGCCACGATGGCGAGCGAGGGCTTTAAGTTCCCCCGTTACCGCGAGTGGCTCACGCAAGGAGCGAGCGCCGAGTGGGAAGCGCTTGAGAAAGAAGCGGAGAAAGAAATCTCCCGTGACACGGGGGATCTAAAAATCGTCTACAAGGGCGAGTCGTACACTGCTCAACGATTCGTCGCGGACATGAATTCCGTAGCTCAAGAATACGACCTCGTGATCGTAGATCACTTGCACTACTTCGACCACGACACCGCGAACGAGTACCAAGGCATCAAAGAAGCCATCCACGCGATCCGAAATTCCGCGATTTACCACGGTAAGCCCGTCATCCTTCTTGCGCACCTTCGCAAGAGTGATCGCGGCTCAATGAAGAGCCTTCCCGAACTCGACGACTTTCACGGGCATTCCGACATCGTGAAGGTCGCTACAACGGTCCTATTACTCTCCCCAGTGCCCCCAGATAAGCTTCCAGGAGACGTCGGCACCTACCCCACCTATTTCCACATTGCGAAGGCCAGAACGGCAAGTGAAGTGACGCCGTTCGTCGCCGTGTGTGGGTTCGATCAGAAAAATAATTCCTACAGCCCGCGCTATTACTTGGAGCGCGCGCAGTTCTCGAAAGACCCCGAGCCTCTTCAATATTTTGAAATTCCGAAATGGGCGAAAAATGCTTTGCCCGGGATGCCGACGACGGTGATGGGAGGATGATGAAAATGGTGGATAGGGCGGAAAAGGTTTTAATTCAAACTGCAAGCGCGCTCGTGAAGGCGGCGGGGTTTCTTCTGCGGCTCGCGCACAAAGTGAAGGGTGGCGATGACACTAAGACGACTTGAGATCGTAAAAACCGAGACACACGGCCTCTCGCTGCCCGAGGCGGTGATAAGCGGGCGACCATTTCGACGGGTGGGCTGGGGGGACTGGTTCGTTCTCCGTATCGACGACATGGGGATCTTCTTAGAAGATACAGACGGGTGGGCACCGGCCTGGATCTCTCGCGAAGACCTGTTGGCCCGCGATTGGGAGGTTTTAGTGCCCGCCAAGAGAGCGGGGGACACATGATCCGCTGGCTATGGAACTGGTATTTGCACCGCCGAGCCGAGCGCGTGCGGCGGGTTTTGAAATCGGCGTATGAGGTATTGAGGAAATGAGCGACGTTTTTCCGACTTACACCGAAGACGGCTACAACGGCGACCGACTCCCCATCGGCGGGCTCACGAAACGCGAGTTGTTCGCGGCGGCGGCGATGGCTGGCCTGCTCGCGCAAGACACCCAAAGCATACGGTACTCAATACAACAAGCCGTCGAGTGCGCCGACGCCCTCATCGCCGAACTCGCGAAGGAGAAGGAATGAAACTAACCCGGTCACAACACAAAGCGTTCGATGATCTGTACGCGCTACTCACGAACATCGGGAGCCAAATGGTCGGCATTGGCTCAAGCATTCTTAAGGCCGCGTCACTTGTTCTGTCGCTCAAGGCGGAGCTGCAAGACGACAAGCCCGCCGTCGAGGAATTGGAGGAGGAAAACGAATGAGCACGGAAATACTTGAAGGAGTAAAACGCCGAGGGTTCGCCAGCATGTCGCCCGAGAAGAAGCGCGAGGTGTCGAGTCGTGGCGGGAAGATGGCACACGCAAGTGGCCACGCCCATCAATTCACCCGCGAGGAGGCGAGGGCGGCGGGCATCTTGGGCGGGCGAGCCACCGCGAGGAAGAGGGCTGGGAAGTGAGAGACGGATATTTTTGGTGGACGGTCTTCGTGCTCACACTCCTGTGTGCCGCGATAAACGCCGAGCCGAAGCAGGAGTGCGAAATAGTCGTGTGTAAGTGGGATCGTCGCGGGAAGCGCGAGTGCATCACCCACAAGGGCACGGAAGAGGATGCCGCCGCCATCGTCGAACTGAGTGACCCGCGCCGTGATGACGTCTCGTATACGTGCCGAGACAAGAAGGGGAAGAAGAAGTGATGAAACGCTTCCGCTACTGCTCGACGTTCGACAACAAGGAAACGTTTATCGACGCCAAGTCCCGCCCCGCAACCCCGCCCGGCATGACTTATGTGGGATACGGGCCGGTCAGGAATGCGGCGAAGGAGAGGCTGAAGGAATTGAAAGAGATTAGGAGGAGGAAAGAGAATGCCGGACATCACGATGTGTAAAGGCGCTGGCTGCCCCAAGAAAGAGAATTGCTATCGATACACGGCGACTCCGAGCCCTCATTGGCAAAGTTGGTTTATGAATGTGCCGTGGGAAAAAGAAAAGCCGAATGAGTGTCATATGTATTGTCCGGTGAAAGAGGAGAAAGAGAATGGATGAGATTTTTAAACCCGAGGATTTTCTTAAAGACCGCTCACCGGAATTGAAGGCATCGCCGCAATTAAACTTGTTTGTCCAGGGGGCGCGCATTCAGGCGGCAGAAGATGCCAACGCCAAGTTTCGGGAGTGGTTAGAGGGGCACAGAATAGTCACGGGCCGAATTGACGAGACTTATCGACCGTGGAGCGCGGCGGGAGAACAAAAACCAGACGACACCCACACCGCACGTCTCGTCTGTATCGAGCCCATCACGGAGCCCAAATGATTAACCACGCAAACAGGATGAGGGGGAGAGGGTGAGCACGATAACTATCGACGGAATAATTGAGTTGGTTGAATCGGAGTTAAGGAAGGCGCGGGCCAAATTCCCCAGCAACAATGACTTGCTCCACGCATTCACCGAGGAGGCTGGCGAAGTAACGCGGGAATTTCTTCACCTGAAATATCACAACGGAAGCCGCAACGCCGTAGAGAAGGAATTGGTTCAGGTAATGGTAATGGCGATTCGGTTGCTTCAGGAAGGTGATCCAAATTTCCCGATGTTTCTGCGCAAGCCCCCCACCCGCGCCATCACGCTTAAGCAGTTGGAGGAGGCGTGGGAGAGGGCCGGAGCCGAAAAGAGCGCGTTTAATTTTTTCGCCAACGCACTGGGATTTACTCTCGACGAGGTGGTTTCACGGTGATCGCTGCCCTCTACGTCATGCCCAACGGTCCTTACGCGAATCTCCCCGATGTGGACGTGTGGGACGAGAAGAGAGACGCGCGGTTGTATGCCGGCCCGCATCCTGTGGTGGCGCATCCGCCGTGTGAGCGTTGGGGCCGATATTGGGGAGGTGGCCCGTCGGCAAAGGTAAAGCGCAAGCTCGGCGACGACGGCGGGTGCTTTGATGCGGCTTTGATAGCGGTGAGGCGATATGGCGGCGTACTTGAACACCCGGAAGCAAGCCACGCTTGGCGCGTACATGGATTAATTGCGCCGCCGCGAGACGGTGGGTGGGTGTCGGCTGGCGATTTCATGGGGTGGACCTGTTGCGTGGAGCAAGGGCACTATGGGCATCCGGCGAGAAAGGCGACGTGGCTTTACGCTGTGGTGAGATACATGGAAGCGTTGCCGCGATTCAAGTGGGGCCCGGCACCAAAGCGAGCTCGCCTAGATCAAGGCTACCACTCGAAAGAGGAGCGGCGATTAAAGGCGGGTTCTGCCCCGACAGTAAAACGTCTAACAAAAAGTGAGTGTCTTTCGACACCGCCTGAATTTCGAGATCTGCTTATCTCAATCGCTCGTCGTAGTGCTGTCGGCAAAAAGGGGTTTCGCCCATGACCCCCGAGCAAGTCATCAAAACGTCTATCTGCCAATACCTGGAACTACGCCGCATCTTCTTTTGGATCGTCATCCAAAATCCGGGCCGTTATAAATCCCGCCACATCAAACGCGGCATTCCCGATTTACTCGGCATCTTTCGCGGCAAACCCCTCGCCATCGAAGTAAAAGCGCCGGGCGGTAGAGTGAGCCCCGAGCAGGAGAAGTTTATCGAGGATTTTAGGCGAGAGGGTGGGATCGCTTTCACGGCTAAGTCGGTGGAGGAAGTAGAGAAACAACTTAAGGAGGTCTGTTGAAATACGGCTACAAAACTAAGCACGTCCGCTGCGTCGATGGCGATACTGTTGTGTTACTTATCGACCACGGGCTAAACGTGTACACGCAGCAAGTGATAAGACTCGCGAGGGTGAACACGCCGGAACTAA